GTCTTCAATCAAATCAAAGGTTTCGTCAAGCGCACCTGTAATTTTATCAGCATCATGAGCGACGGTTTTATTGAAATTAGGCAACTGCATTTTTTCTGGTGTTTGGCTACCGTAAAGCTTTCCTAAATCAGCAAAGTTATTAATTGTCTTTTCCGACTCAGTGACTTTAGTTTCTAGTTGAGCGATTTTTTTGTGGGATTCTTTGATAGCTTCCGTGGCAGAATTGAGAGAAGCTTCTAGGGTGGCTTTTGTAGCTTCAAATTGTTGCTTTTGGGACTCTAATGCGGATTGTTTTTCCGATTCCATCGCTTGCTTTACTGAAGCTACGGTTTCTGCTACGGTGTTTTTGACAATCTCTTGAATCGCTTTGGGGTCAAAGACTGGGACGGGAGTGGGATCAGGGTCAGAATTTTTGACTGGTACACCACCCTCAGAAGACTTTAAATCACCTCGAAAAGTGGCTTTTTGAGTCAGGGTGTAGATTTCTTCTTGAGAAGGAGCATCACTTCCTTCTGCTGAATCTTTGATAACTACGGGAGTAACCCGCTTAATTTCTTTTAGGGTATTCATTACTGATTGCTGATCACTAACTATTAGATATAATTGTACTACAGAACTTTCTGTTTTAGGTAAAAACAAAAGTATTGAGACGGGAATCTATTAATCTTGCCTGACGACAACTGCCACTAGTAACAAAACTGCATTCGATAGAATCCATCTTTCCAGATCGGCGGTAATAAGGGGTTAGTATTTCTTCATCTACTAATCCCGCCATATACGGGGGGTAGTGGGGACATTTAGGATCACTGTAAGGAATATCGCAGATAGGACAAATCGACTCGCCATAAAAGATTCCCCCCATTGAAACATCGGCTTTTCTGCCATAGGAAATTTCAGAAATAATCGGGTGAGTCGCTTCTACAAAACCGAAAACCAAGACCTGATGATAGCCATCTTTTTGAATTATTCGATAATCTTCGCCTGGATTGGGAGATTTTTCGAGGATTCGTGTTATCCCTTCCTTGCTTACACGAGGCAAGGAATAAATAAAAGAATCATAGATCATCCCAAAAGTTTTGGACTGATCTTCCCATTCATGATCGATCATTAAAGCGCATCCAGGATAACTAGCTACCATGGTTTCTAAAACATTTTTATCCCATACCTGGCCAGAACTGTGAATTAAGTTATTTGAGGCAATTAAAGCAAATCGCATCAGTTCCGATGATTCCCACGGATCGAGTCCGTAGGGCTTAAATTGATTGATTAACGACATCTCCTCGTCGGTAGGATGACGGGTCTGTAGCAATACCTCTAATTCAGCGCGGGTTAGTTTTAGTTCCATGTCAATAAAAAATACTTATATAAATAATTCTATCCAAAGACTTGACGTTTATGGTTGGTTGATCTATATTAATAGTGTCGTCTCCAACCGAAACCTATAAATATAAAATTTCAATACGAAATATTTGTCTCCATAGAAAGTGTATAGCTGAGGAAACAACGCAGGATTGATACCCTGCGTTTTTTATTTCGTCCAGCCAAAGTTTAACGAGAGCATATTCTCGGTAGGTCGTGTCCTAGAGTTAGAAAAAACAAAATAACAACCGCAATTGGCTCGACAAGTACATCTTTCAGTCGGTCGGGGAAGTGTTCCAATAGGCTGCCAGCCGGCACTTTCATAAAAAAGACACTCTTGGCAAGATTCTCTTTTGGTAATTATTCTCTTTTCCCACTTGTTGACTAGAGCGTGTCCTCTCCTATTCCCCTCTTCAAAAGCTTCTCTAGACTTGGCAACGTACTGTTTAGAGCGGTTGATTATTTGAGCCTCTGATTGAGTACCAAGAATAATATCACGGGAAAACTTTCTTAATCGTGCGTATTGTGTTCTAAGCATCTGACCAATTCTGCCATAGTCAGAAGCGTTCATATCAGGCTTGCCAACTCGATAAAGCTGAATAGTTAGATTTTTAATCTCGAAAGACATTTTCTCTTCCCACTCACTAACAGTTATTTTTTTCTGTAAAAGGTCACGGGTAAGTTTATCTGTTTTTTGAGTACGGGCATTAATAGTTTGTTGAGAGATTTGTCTAACTTTTTCAGTAGAGACAAATCTCCCCGTTCGATTGTCTCGATAGCGTCGAGTTGCGGGGTTGAAAGAAAAATCACTCATAACTTATTTCAGGTTCTAATAGGTTTTTAAATTCATCATCCGGAGGTTTCTTTTTCCAGTCATCGATAGCTCTTTGGATGTCATCGGCTATTACTTCCGCTCTCTCTAGTAATCGACCAATTGGCTGTAGGTTTTTATCTTTTGGGTTAAATTTATCTGTCATGACCTTATTCTACTTTCGATGGTTTTATCGGGCTTTTCAATGCTTTAACAAATTTAGAGCGTCCAATGTTTTTATGAATCGGGTCTTGTAAAGCAGAAATTAATATTTCTGGCGGCAGTGGTTTTCGCATTTCCCATTCTTCTTTACTCATCTTTTTAGTAAGTTTACTTGACTTTTTATCTTTTGGGTTAAATTTATCTGTCATATTATTTATCTCCTAATCCGTCATAAACTAATTCTTGGATTTTTTCTGATTTATTGAGTTTAGCTTTTAGGTTACGGTTTTTAATTTCTAACATTTTTACCTTTAATTTTAATGTTTCATAATCAAACATCAGGTTATCGTATGAGTTGGTTAATTCGGCGTATTCGGCTCTCAAGTCTTCGATACTCAAATCTTCGATAATAGCGTCAAAGTTATTGTTATTCATGAATTTTCTCTTTAAATTAAATAATAACTCTTGACAATCAAGAGTTATTTCTTGAAATTAGTCTCCTAATCCACTTACGCTTCTGTTTCTGCTTTGTTAAGTTCGCCGATCTGAGCTTTTAGCTTAGACACCTCATCTTTTAAAGCTTCAATAACCTCCAGTTCGGTCATATTGGCGACTAGAACATTATTATTAGAATCGGAAACAACATAAGCTTTTAGATTTGTCATAATTACCTCTTGGCTTTACTGTATTTTATCAAATTTAAAACAGTTTTAACTGTAATGGAGAATTATCTATTATTTCCTCTATCGGTTCTTCTGGAAAATATTCTATAGGTTGGTCTAAACCTCAAAACAATCACCGTGAATAATTTGATTAATCATTTTGATTTATATTTAGTTTCTTAACGGGTTGTTTATTAGTTTCTTCATCGGTTAAATCAGAGTCAGTGTCTTCAACCTCCCCTCCTGATAGACCATCTATAGATTCACTCCATTCTGGCCACAGTATCCGATATTTATTTTTAGCATTTTCGGCATAAAAATCTAACCCTTTTCTGAGAATGATTTCTGTATCAATTACCTGTTTGATAGCACCGCTAAGAAGCTGACACCATCCGTATCTCATCCTAGAATAGCGACGATCAGGCGACCGGGATAACTCTTTAGTTCCCCCTTTTGATTCTAATCCTGGGAAGAAATAGGTCGGGAATCCAGGGATAATTAGCTTGTACCGGCATTGTAAAAGAGTATCAATCAACCCTGTTAAATCAGAGTTAAAATTAGTCATTTTGCGAATATCTTGCCCAGGATAGCTGAGAATATGATCGGTTATAATGCCACTTTTTCTACGGATTTCTAATTCTCGCTCATAAATTCTTTCTTGCTCGGTAGAAACACCTGGCATAATATGAAGAGTCGGGGAAACTCCTAAGTCATTGGATGCCCTAATCAAATTATCAAAAGCCTGTTTAACATCGGCCCAAGCATCTAAAGAAGCTAACCAAAGAGAGCGACCATAAAGAAAATCAGGTTCATGGCGAATATGACAGATTTTATAGGGTTCAAAAAAATAATCAGGGTCAGATTCCGAAACGTATTTCCTTTGCTCAAAACCAATTAGTTCCCCTTGATCTGTTTCTTTTCTAAACATCTCAAAGGTAGGTAAATAAAGAGTCTTTGCTACACCAAAATCCTTAGACTTGTTGGCAGATAAACCCTCTCTTTCAATACCTAACTCTAGAAAGCATTCTCCCTTTCCTAATGCCCATCTTAAGGCTTTCTTGAGTCTATCCCCACCAATCACGTAGGTTGAAAAATTCTGTTTCCTTAGCCTAATATCTTCTGCAATGGCAAATACTTCTGGGTTAATAGGAGTTTCTTTATCATCAAGGGTTTTAGCTACTATCCATCCCTGATCATCTCCATCATCGGATGCAAAGGTATCAGAAGCGGCCATGTCAAGGGCGTGAATGACTTCATAGCACCATTGATTAAGTTCGATTAATTCTCTTGATATTCTCGGATCACGGATAGGATTTTCTGTAATCTCTAAATCGTAGCGACGCGATACTGACACGATCCCTGGTGAGGTAAGGGATCGCTGAGAACCTCTTAATGTTTGATCATCCTTTTTCTTCTTTTTTGCCATTGGAACTGCCGTGTACTATTTCTATGATATAAGAAAAACAGACCATTTTGTTGATGGTCTGTTTTAAATCATCCAAGGAGAACACTGAAAAAATTTATTTTAATGAAGAAAATCACCATTGGTTTTAATGAATTTTATTTGGTCAATGGAATCAGAAGAAAAGAAAAGGGGATCGACAAGTAGTTGCATCAAGATATTTCCAGCTTCTTTAGATACTGCTATCCCTACTTTTGAGGTCGCATCCACTACATAATTATCCCCTACGGGACAGTGAGTGACTGTAACAATTTCGTAACAGTTAATAAATTCTCTATAACCTTCTACTGTCTCTAGAATTAACGGACGAAATTCTTTTTTCATAATAACCTCTAGGCTTAACTAAATATTACAGGTTACTTTTTGAATTGTCAATATCTTAGATAAATCTTAAAGCCCTCTCATAGTACCGTTTTCTTTCAGATAGTCCATTTGTACCACCGTTGACGCGACGGGTAATTTGTTCAACGGTTGCCCCACAGTCACACAATTCGTTCATTTTGTTATTCATCCACCAAAACCCAGAAGGTAAAAACAAATATCTTTCGCTAACATATCGCCACCCTTCCATAATACGCTGATCGCCTATATAGTTAGCAAATGCCTGATAATTGGCTCTGCCGGTCATTTGGAGAGCATCTACACCTCTGAACTTTTTGCCGTCACCAGGTCTGGTATTCCCTAAGTCTTTTCGTCCTTCATAATTTGAGCCGTCGTGGATTTCTACCATAAACCTTAAGCCAGCTGATTCATGAGCTATTTGGCTTAAAAAATGTCGGACTCTTTGTACTGTGGTAATGTCAAATCTCTTAAGGCACTCATCTAATTTTTGAAACTGAAAATCAGTAATTTTATCGTTAAGCCTATTAAACACACCCTCAACTTGATCCTTGCGGACTACAGGGGGATTAGGGTCGTTAAAATGACCAACAAAAGCGTACCAATTAAATTTACCCTCAATCGGGGGCTTTACTTCTAGTAAATAGTGATTTTTTTCTCTTTTGAGAATCTGATTATAAATCACTTTTTGTCTAGCTTTAATTTGAATTGTTCTAAAGTCTTGGGGAAGACTTTCAGAACTGGAGTCTATTAGGTGCGATTTTAAAATAGTGTTGCGATTCGCTTCTAGAAATTTCATGGTAATTTAGTTGGTAAAATTGACAATTCTGTTAAGGTTTATGCTCAAGTATTCCGATTCGTATATCAAGTTCTTCCTGTTTTTTGCGAAGTCCTTCTATCTGATCAGAAATAGAAGAGAAAGTTTCTTGTTTAGCTTTAATAAGACTTATCTCTTTGTCAAGTTGCGCTGTTAATGTAGTCAGTTTTTCTATTCCCGTTGATAGTTTTTCGACCATTTTCTCTAGTTTTTGTTCAAGAGATTCCATCTTCTTTGATGTTTTCTCAAAGGTTTCGTGGTCAAGTTCTTTAGCCTGTGATTTGGTATTTCTTGAAAACATACTAAGTAATGCTATTGCGATAGCCACAACAGTCCCAAGATCGTTAAAATTTATTTTTAAATCGTGATTCTCGACATAGGGGGGATGGCTTTGGTTGACAACAGAAATATAATACATGGCAGAAGGGGAACATCAATAAAACTATTCTAGAGTTTTTTACTGTTATTTATGAATTGAAACTAATTTTTTTAGAAAAACTTAGCTTTGCTTTGGAGAGCTTAACAAAAAGTCATTCCCAGGCATAAAGTTGCCAAAACTGGGGATATTGCCAAAATTTATAGCATTATTCCAAGTGTTTTTACAAGTATTGTAAGTTTTGTCACAGCCAGCAGTAAGGATTACGCCATCGTGGGTAGCTACGGGGCCAGATGCTTCAGTAAATAACTGAATATTAGTTTTACCTCCAAATATTGAAACAGTTCGGTAGATTGCGTAAGTAGCTGATTTATTTGCCCCGTCTGTAAATGTGCATTTTCCCCAAGCAAGATTTTGGTATTCTCCCCACACCTCAAAGTCTCTCCGACCATTAACACCAGCAACCTGAGTTTCGTAAAATGGTACTTCTTTAC